CAGTTGTTCCGCGGAGATACCGGAGCTCAGATCGGCGGCAATTTTGCGGTGAGCGCCTACAACTCCACAAGCCGCCAGGTAACCATCGGTCCGGCGCTGCCGCAGGCACTGGTCAGTGCGCGGGGAGATTTTGCGCAGATCAAGCTGATTGTCGCGGCCGGCGCCGCTCCGACGCTGACCTTCACGGCCAAAGCTCGCGGCGCCTGGGGCAATGCACTACGCGTTGCGGTGGTGCCGATGGTCGGCAATACCATGAACATTTTGCCGGACGTTGCCATTCCCGGTAATGTTCCAGCGAGCACCGTTGTCGTTGGCACAGCCACTGCCGCCGGTGTGACCACGGTGACAGTGGCGAGCGTTGCCAACTTCGCGAACGGGGACCACATCCAGGCTAACGGTAAGGAATATGTGATTGCCGCCGTGACTGCCGGTCCGCCCGCCACGTTCACCATAACTCCGGCGCTACCGCCCGGCGTGAACTGGGCGGCCGGCACCGCGGTGAAAAAGCTGCGCCTCGCCAATGCGGCCGGTGTCAATACCATCAACGTTTGGGGTGCATCCGGGCTCTACAAGAATGCCATCGTCGAGCTGGATAACGGCCACCTCAAGGAATTCTTCACCGTGTCGAGCACCGCGGGCACCACTGTGACGCTGTCCGGCAACCTCGTGAACGTTTACCTCGAAGGACACAAAATGCGCGTGATCGAGGCGCAGGTGAATGTCGACTACACGCCGGCCGATGGCAACGCGGTCTCCGAGAGCTTCAGCAACCTTCGCCTCTTCGACGACGGGACGACCAACTTTCTCGCTACTAACGTGAATGATCAGTCAAATTTCGTCACTGTAACCAAGGGTGTCGGGCTCTCCTGGAGTGACCTCGCCAAGTTCCCCACGCCGCTGGACGGGCGGTGGGAGAAGTTCGTGAACGGCGACGATCAGCTTGCCAATCTCACCGTGGCGGACTTCGTGGGTGTCGACGGCGGCACCGGCAATCGCACCGGCATTCAGGCGCTGGAAGATATCACCCAACTCAGCCTCTGCATGGTCCCTGGAATGTGGTCGACTACGGTGCAGTCGGCGCTTATCAATCACTGCGAAACGTTGCGCTACCGTTTCGCCATCCTCGACCCTCCCGACAACCTGGGGATTCAGGACGTCATGGCCTTCCGGTCCGGTTTCGACACCAAGTACGCCGCGTTGTATTACCCATGGGTGGAAGTGCTCGATCCGAGCACCATTCGCAACGTCGACGTACCGCCATCCGGACATATGGCCGGTATCTACGCCCGTACCGACAACGAACGGGGCGTCCACAAGGCTCCCGCCAACGTGGGCATCGCCATGATCACCAAGATTTCGGATGACGTCAATAAGCGTGAGCAGGAGCTTCTCAATCCAATCGGAATTAATGCGTTGAGATTCTTCCCGGATCGCGGAAACCGCGTGTGGGGCGCCCGGACACTGTCGTCAGAGAGCGCGTGGAAGTACATCAACGTTCGCCGCATCTTCATCTACGTCGAGGCTTCCATCGACAACGGAACGCAATGGGTAGTATTCGAACCCAACGATGCCGCGCTTTGGGCTCGCGTCCGCCAGACCATCAACGACTTCCTCGACACTACGTGGCGCAGTGGAGCTCTTATGGGGGCCACCGCGGACCAGGCGTATTTCGTGCGGTGCGACCGGACCACCATGACGCAGGATGATATCGACAACGGAAGATTAATCTGCGTCATTGGAATTGCCCCGGTCAAACCCGCGGAGTTCGTGATCTTCAGAATCCAGCAATTCAGACCGACCACGCCCAGTTAAAGGAGAACCAAGCAAATGCCGCCAACCTATCGGGATGATCCGTACCCGTCATATAATTTCGAGCTCGTCGTCACCGGGATCAGCAACGACGGCAAAGCCGTAAAAGGCTCCTTCATGGAAGTGGGCGGGCTGGGCATCGAAATGCCGGCCATCGAATATCGCAACGGCAGCGAGGACATCACCGTCCGCAAGATTCCCGGCCTGAAAAAATTCACCAACCTGACCCTGAAATGGGGCATCACCGGCGACCTGATCTTTTGGAATTGGATCGTCTCCGGAATGAAGGGGCTGGTGCAGCGCGCTCCGGTTGCCGTAGTCCTCATGGACGAGAATCGCAACGAAGTAATGCGCTGGAACTTCACCCGCGCCTGGCCCACCAAGTGGACCGGTCCCGGTCTCAATGCCAAGAACAACGAAATCGCCATCGAGACTCTCGAGATCTGCCATGAAGGGATGGCGGTGGACGGCCAGACATGAGCGCGACCGCGGCCGTCCCTGGCCTATACTACACGTTCGTCAAACCGCCCCGGACGCAATCGCCACTGCGCACGGACGTCGCGGGTTTCTTCGGACGGACGGTGCGCGGACCCGTGGGCACGCCGGTGCGCATCGAGGGCTGGCGCGAGTACATAAGCGTCTTTGGCGGCCTCACCACCGATGCCATGACACCTTATGCGCTGCGCGGCTACTTCGACAACAACGCCGACGCGGCCCACGTGGTTCGCTTGCTGGGCGCGAGTTCGACTACCGCATCGGGAGTGTGGAATGCCGGAGAGTTTGATGGCGCCAGCGGGAAGCTTGACGGAGATTGGCCGTCGGCCAGCGGACTCACGGCCATTCAGTTTCAGGTTCAGGCGAGCAGCCCCGGGGAATGGGCCAATCGCACGACGGTCAGGTTTCGCTACTGGTCCGCGGGCTCAACTGCGAAGCCGGAGATCCAGGTGGAGACGCGGCCGCCCGACGAGCCGCCGGAACTGCTTACCGGCATTGATCCCGCGTCGCTCGTGGAGCAAGTCAATCAACAGTCGGCATATATTCGCCTGTCGGCGGCTCCCTTGCCCGCGGGCTTGACGGTCGCAATGTTGCACGCGGCCGCCGCAGGTCCGCGTTATTTCGAGTGGCGCCCGGTGGTAACGCTTTCCGGTGGGACGTCGGTAAAGCCCGTGAAAGTCGACTATCTCGACGCAGTCCGTTTGTTGGGCGACAAGGTTGAAGTGGCGTTGATGGTGTCTCCCGATCTGTATCACGCGGACTTCTCCGATACCGATGCCCAGTGGGAGGTCCTCACCGCCATGCTGACGCAGGCCGACGAGCTGCACGACCGCCTCGTCGTGCTGGACGTCCCGCCGCAGAAGTCCGACACCAACTGCGCAGTGAAATGGATCCAGGACAACCTGCGTGCCCGCCTGACTGAAGAGGTCCTGCGGAACGCCGCCGTCTATCATCCGCGCCTCATCGTACCCGATCCGCTGGGCGGTACGGCCAATCCGCTGCGCAGTATTCCGAGCTCGGGCTGCGTCACGGGCGTGATCAGCCGGTTGGATCTGCAATTCGGCGCCTATTTCACACCCGCCAATGCTCCCATCAATGAAGCGGTCGACCTGGCGACGCTGTTCGATGCCAACCAGCAGTCCATCCTCTATTCGGGTGGCGTGAATCTGCTGACTTGCTCGCCAAGCCTGGGTTTGCTGGTGTGGGGCGGGCGGGTTCTGGGCGAGCGGTCCCCCGGAGGCTTCGTCGCCCATCGCCGCCTGATTCATCTGCTGGTGCGCGCCATCCGCCGCGTGGCTGAACCGCTGGTGTTCGACAACAATGGACCGCAGCTGTGGCTTTCACTGGTCCGCGGCATCACCACCGTGCTGCTCGAAGCCTATCGCGCGGGCGCCCTCAAAGGCGACCAGCCGAACCAGGCATTCCAGGTGGTTTGTGACGCCACCACCAATCCGCCCGCCAACATCGACAACGGGTTCGTGGTGTGCCTCGTCAATGTCGCGCCGGCGGTTCCGATGGAATTCATCACCCTGCGGGTTTCGGTCAGCGAGCAGGGACAGCTGGAGGTATTCGAATCGTGATGGTCGAGGATCCACTCCCGTCTTATCGCTTCATCGTGACCCTCCTGCCGGGCGACGCCTATCTTCCGGCGACCCAGGCGCTGTTGCTGCCGCTGGTCGGCGCCGGCGAGTTCCTGGAAGCCAAGGGACTGGGCGCGGATCTCGAAGTGATGAACTATGCCGAAGGCGGCGTCAACGACCACGTCCACCTGCTGCCGGTGCGGCATTCCTGGACCCGCATCTCGCTGCGGCGGGGTGTGGTGCGCGACCTCGGGCTCTGGTCCTGGTACATGGCGGGCCTGACGCAGTCACTCGGTGCGCGGCGCGACGGAACCATTATCTTGCTTACCGCGTCGGGCACGCCGGCCATGACGTGGATGTTCCACGGCGGCCTGGCGGCCAAGTGGGTAGGACCGGAATTGAATGCAATGAACAATGCGGTGGCAGTGGAAAGTCTGGAGATCGCCCACGAAGGCTTGATCCCGGTACTCCTCTCGCCGCCGGGGACTCCTTAATCATGGTGACCATTCAAAATCTCGAAGTCCGCCTCGAAGTGGAAGGCGAAGGGGACGAGGCCGTGTTCACGAGGTACTTCGACAAGTACATCCGCAAGTGGTCGCGCCTCACCGAAGAGGCCAAGGCCCGGAAGTGCCAGGCCGATGAGAATCGCTCGCTTGGCGACCAGCATGACAAGGAAGGCGCGTAGATGACCAGCGTGGTCCAGTTGGCGGGTCAGAGCCTGGTGCAGGCCTACCTCGAGATCGTTGCGCCGTCGATCCCCAACCCGGTGATCCCGTTGCGCTTCAATCCCACTGAGTACCAGTTGCAGAAGTCCAACAACTTCGCCGAAATTGCCATCCCCGGCCTGGAGTCTCCGCCCATCCAATACGTCCGCGGTTCTTCCGAGAAACTTACCGCGGAAGTTCTCGTCGACACGTCGGACACCTTGGACGATGTCCGCGTCAAGTACGTAAACGCGCTGCGCGGCCTGATGGACATCAATCGCGAGCTGCATGCGCCGCCCATCGTGCGCTTCACCTGGGACACCGAAGTCTTCCGCGGCGTGATGGAGAGCCTCAACGTCACCTACGTCCTGTTCACGCCGGAGGGTGTTCCGCTGCGCGCCAAGTTGAGCCTGAGCCTCAAAGAATACCGGCCGGTGGACATCCAGGTAAAAGAGAATCCCAAAGCATCGCCCGATTTCGAAAAGACCTACGTCGTCAAGCGCGGCGACACGCTCAGCAGTATTGCGTTCGCCATCTATCGCGACGCGTCAGCCTGGCGCGCCATCGCACGCAATAACCAGATTCAGGACCCGCGCGCGCTGCAGCCCGGCCGCGTACTGCAGATTCCGAGGTTAAGGTAACCATTCATGGCGTCACTACTTTCGTCCGGCATTCCCTCCACCGATTACTATGCGCCGGACTACAAGATCGAAGTGGAAGGACAGGAGATCGACCCCGAATCCAAGGGCGACGTGCTGGATCTCAAAGTAACCATGGACATCGCCAACCTGACCCACTTCGACATGACTGTCAACAACTGGGACGACAAGCATCTCAGCTTCAAATACAGCGACACCGCGACATTTGACCTGGGTAATCGCGTCCACGTGCAGATGGGTTACGCCGGCAAACTGCTGTCCATGGTGCAGGGCCTTATCACCAGCCTGACGCCGCGCTTTCCGGAATCGGGACCGCCTACGCTGGCGATCGGTGGGGAAGACCGCATGGTGAAGCTCAAGGAGCGCAAGCCGCGCGACGGCGAACAGAAGAAGTTTGTCAACCAGACCGACTCGGAGATCGTGAAGGTCATCGCGACGCGCAACGGCCTGATTCCCAAGGTCCAGAAGACCACCGAGAAGCACGACATCGTGGTGCAGAAGAATCAGGACGACGTCTCCTTCCTCATGGAACGCGCCAAGCGCATCGACTACGACTGCTTCATCGGCGTCGATCCGGATACCGGGCAGGACGCCCTCTACTTTCAAAGCCCGACCGACGCGCGAGACGGTAAAAAGGTCCGCGTCTATGTCTTCGAGTGGGGTAAGAGCCTCATCAACTTCAATCCGACTATTTCGCTCAATAAGCAGGTCGGCAAAGTCACCGTCAAGGGCTGGGATCCCAACACCAAGAAGATCATCCAGTACACCGCGGGGCCATCTGACCTGCCCACGTCCGGCGGCGGCGAGAATGGTCCGAGCGCCATCCAGTCGCGTTTCCAGGATCGCGAGGACGTGGTCGTCGATCAGCCCGTCACCAGCCAGCAGGAAGCGAAGGCTCTCGCCCAGGCGCTGCTCCGGGAGCGCGCTTACAGCTACATCACGGCCAACGGGCAGGTAATCGGCCTCCCGGACCTGCGGCCCGGCGACAACATCGAAGTGCAGGGACTCGGCAAGCGCTTCAGCGGAATGTATTACGTCACCAAGGTGGAGCACGCCCTCGGCAGCTCCGGCTATCACACCACCTTCGACGTCCGCAATTACAACGATGGAGGCACCAGCAAATGAGCGCACCCTCACGCACTCGAACCACCGACAAGCGCTTCTACGGCGTCGTGCAGGGCATCGTCACCGACGCCAATGACGGTACAGGTAAGGAAGGCCGCGTCAAGGTTCAGTTCCCGTGGTTTGACGACCAGATGGAGACCGAATGGTGCCGCGTCCGCCAGTTCTACGCCGGCAATGGCTACGGCGCGTTCTTCATTCCTGAAGTGGGCGATGAGGTTCTCGTCGCCTTTATCCACGGCGATATGCGCATGCCCATCGTGCTCGGCGGCCTTTACAACGGCCAGGACAAGCCCCCCTCCCACCGCGATTCCAACACCGATCAGAAAATGATTCGGACCAAGGGCGAGCACGAACTCCTCTTCGATGACTCGCCCGGCAAGGGCCGCGTCCGCATCAAGACCAAGGGCGGGCACACTGCCGACTTGAGCGATGTCGACAAGAAAATCAATATCGAAAGCAGCAGCGGCCAGAAGGTCATCATCGACGACAACAGCAGCAAGATCACGGTGCAGGCCGGCTCGAGCAAAGTGGTGATCGACGGCTCCGGCACCATCACGCTGACGGGCACGACGGTGGTCCTCGAAGCCCAGAGCGTCTCTCTTGGTGGTAGTTCGGCGGCGCACCCACTGGTATTGGGCGACAGTCTCCTCACCTGGCTCGCCACTCATGTACACACCTGCACGGCTCCCGCGACCCCGAGTTCGCCGCCTGTCGTGCCGCCCACGCCGACGTTACTTTCCATGACCTCCAAAACGAGTTGAACCATGGCGCAATCTCTCTTTCTCGGTAAAGGCTGGCGATTCCCGATTCTCCCCGACGCGAGTGGGTGCCTCAGCTACGTGGAGGGTGACGCTAACGTAGAGCAGTCTCTGCACATCCTGCTGATGACGCGTCTCGGTGAGCGGGTGATGCGCTCCGACTTCGGTACCCAGGCCCAGCGCCTGGTCTTCTCGCCAGGCAGCACTCAGTATCTACGCCTGCTCGAGAAGACCGTCCAGGAAGCGGTGGTGAACTGGGAGCCGCGCGTAGACCTTACGAGCGTCCGTGCCGAGGCGGATGCCGCCGAGCCCCATCGCGTCACGGTGTCTATCAGCTACACCGTGCGCCAAACCAACACCAGTAACAACCTGGTCTTTCCCTTCTATCTCGGAACGGTCAGAGGACTCTGATGGCGCTGCAACCGATTCAACTCGACACCCTCGACTGGAACCAGATGGTCACGGCCATTCGCCCGCGGATCGTACCCGATTCGCAGGGCAAGTGGACGCTGCACGCGCCCGTCGACCCGGGCGTCACTTTGCTCGAGTTGTTCGCCTGGCTGCTCGACCAGCGCATCTATTGGATGAACCAGGTTCCGGCATCCCTGAGCCTGGCGGCACTGGCGCTGCTCGGCGAAGCTCCCAAACCCGCACAGGCCGCGGTCACGGTGCTGCAACTTGCCGATGCCGCAACTCCCGCGCGATCTTTCCCGGTGGCATCCGCGGGCACCATCATGCAACTCGGTGACGCCAATCCGCCGATCATCTTTTCCGTCCAGGACGATTTGACGGTGCTTCCGGTGTCTGACATCGCGGTCCGCGTCGACGGCATCGATCGCACAAACGATCTGCAACAATGCCGCACCGTATCGCTGGTGGGAAAAACATCCGCGGAGATCGAAATCGTCCTCTCCCTCGGCGCCGCAATTCCCGCCGTCGCGGCCGGCCAATTCTTCTCTTTGATGATCGAACTTGAAACTCCGGCTGGCGTGTTTCCCGAATGGTCGGCGCAAGCTGTGGCGGGCGTGCCCGACCCCGCGGTTCTGACCTGGTCGTACACCAGCGCCTCCGGATCGAAGGTGACGGCATTCGACGGCTCCCAGGTTCACGATGGAACCGCGGGACTGCGGCGAGCTGGAGTGGTCCGGCTTCCCTTGCCGGGCGACTGGCAACCCGAGCCTCAGGGCGCCGACCCCTCCATCACCGCCTACCGGATTCGGTTGCAAGTGGACAGTGCGACGTTCACCTACCAGCCCCAGTTGCGGCGTCTCCAATCGAACGTGGTTCTGGCGCGACACCGCTGGCCGCGCAGCAAACAGCCATCCACTAAATCCTGGCTGCCGTTGCCCGGTAACATCGTCTCGCTTCCGCAGGCTCCAACCGATTCGAGCCTGGAAGAGTTTCCGCCGCTCGAAGACACCGTGAAGGTTCAGGTCAAGGAGTCGGATGGAGTCGTGCGCCCATGGCAGGGTGTATCCGACCTGTCGCGCTACGGTCCCGCCGATCGCGTGTTCGTCGTCGATCGGACCAACCAGGAAATCCGCTTCGGTGACGGCCTCACTGGCCGCCTTCCCGTGACCTCGCCCAATGACGAGTCCGATATCACGGTCATGTTTGAAGCCGGTGGCGGACCGGCGGGCAATGTCGGCGAAGGAGCCTCTTGGGAAGGGGTGGCCCCGACGGATGCCGCTCCGTTCCCGCAATTTTCAGCCGTCAACCTCGCGCCCGGAGACGGCGGAACGGAGTCCGAAACCCTTGCCGGCGCGATCGCGCGCTCCACCGCGACTCTTCACGAAAGAAATCGTGCGGTCTCCAAGGCCGACATTGTGAATCTGGCGGTGACAACTCCCGGCGTCGGGTTCCAAAGGGCCTACGCCGCGGTCGGCTATCATCCTGAATTTCCCTGCTCGACGGTGCCTGGCGCCATCACGGTTTTCGTAGTGCCCTATGCTCCGCGGGTGAGCAAAGATGGCGACTGGGCTAGCGACATCTACGTTCCCGCTCCGATTCCGGATCAAGGCGCGCTCCAAGCCGCGCAGTCGCAATTGAATGCGGCCAAGTTGATCGGCGGAGAAATCTTCGTTTGTCCGCCCGTCTACCGTAAGGTCTGGTTGACCCTCGCCATCGCGGTCGATTCCCCGTTGTCGGTACAAGTGCGGCAGTCGATCATTACCAGCCTGCAAGACTTCCTCGATCCGCTGATTGGCGGCGATGGCGGGGAAGGCTGGCCGTTCGGCGATCCATTGCGTCCGTCGGCCCTGCTCCGCGTCGCACAGGCAGTACTTGCCAGTGCCGGCAATGTGCAGACAGTATCCGTAAGGATCGACCGTTCCGACGCCGCTGCGGAACCGTGCAGAGACGTTCCTATCCGGCCGCACGAGTTGGTGAACCTGATGCACGTCGAACTGGTGAGCAATCGCCGGGCGGTACAAAGTGGAGGTCTGCGATGACCGCGGCATGGTGGGGTAAGGAGACTCCTGCGGGGCAGCAAGAGAACGTTCCCCAGACCGCCGCCGCCCCCGGCGCCTGGCCGCAACTCGTCGACGCCACGCGTGAAGCTGTCTACGCGACTCTCATCTCCCGCATCGCCTCCTATACTCCCGAGTGGACCAATCGCCGCTCCGGAGACGCCGGCATCGCCCTCGCGCACCTTTTCTCCGAAGAGATGGAGCCCGTTCTTCAGCGGTTGAACCAGCTGCCGGAAAATTGCTTCATCCAATTCCTGCAATGCGCGGGTGTTCAGCCGTTGCCCGGCACTCCGGCTGAAGCTCTATTGCAATTCACCGTATCGAACAACGCCCCGCTTGCTGTCCCCGTGCCCGCGGGATTTCAAGTCGGAGCATCGGGTAGAGGCGGGCTCGTGATCTTCGAAACCAACGCCAACCTGACGGCTATGCCCGGTACCATTCAGGAGATCTATGCGTTTGCGCGTGGCCTGTATCGCGCCATCGATCCCGCAGCCGGGCCGTTTCTACCCTTCGGAAAAAATCCCGCACCCGGGTTCGCACTCTTTATCGGACTGCCTGCGCCGGTAGGCTTCGAACCGGGCCGCGAAATCTCCCTCGGTATCGAAGTACAGGGGCTCGCAGGTCAGGCGCCGCCGGTGGCGACCGGAGGCATTGCGCCGCTGCCCGCGCCTCTCGCGCCTCTGCTGCGTTGGGATGTCCTCGATGGCAACACCTTTCGTGAAGCGCGGGTGGTGCTCGACGAGACCAAAGGGCTGGTGCAGAGTGGCGTCGTCACGCTGGCCCTTCCCGCCACCTGGAATCCGGGAATCCCGCCGGGTGCATCCGACACCGTGCCATTGCTGTGGCTACGGCTGCAAATTCTCTATGGAAGTTATCCCGCGCCTCCCGTGCTGCTCGCCCTACGTTCCAACGTAGTGCGTGCCGTAGCTGCACAGACTTTCTACAACGAAGTCCTGATGCCACTGCCCAGAGTCAACAACGCTCCATCCGTCATGACTCTGAGCAACACGCCCGTGCTCCCGGGTTCGCTGATCCTCGAAGTAGATGACACCGCCGATCTCTCTTTCTCTCCTTCGAGCACCGCTGGCGCGATTCCGCCTGCGGCGACGGTTTGGACCGCGGTAGATGATTTCTCACAGTCGCGTCCAGATGACAAAGTGTACGTGCTCGACTCGGCCAGTGGGCAGGTGATGTTCGGCGACGGCGTTCACGGCATGCGCCTGCCTCCGGGGTTCCGCAACGTGATCGCGCGCAAATACCAGGTCGGTGGCGGACTCGCCGGCGCGGTGGACGCCGGCCAGATCACGAACCCTATCAACTCCGTGCCCTTCATCTCCGGTGTGACCAATCCGCTGCCGGCTACCGGAGGCATGGACGCCGAGTCCCAGGCAGAGACCCTGCAGCGTGGCGCGCAGGAACTTCGCGCTCGCGGCCGCGCCGTGGCCTCGGCCGACTACGAGATTCTGGCTCTTCGCACCGTCGGGGCACAGGTGGCCCGCGCGCACGCGGTCTCAGGTTTCCATCCGGCATTCCCTGGTACTCCGATTCCCGGCGTGGTGTGCGTCTTTGCCATTCCGCTCGAACGCGGCACGGGCGCGCCG